AGTGACAATTTTGGAAGAATCTTCTGGATTGATGAAGATTTAGAGTTTGTATCTTGCCCACTATGTGTTGATGGGACTGGTGATTTTGACCAGTGGGATTATGTATCAGAGTGGACAGAATGGGAGGGAGTTGATATGAGTTTGCTCTTTCAAATTCATAAGACTTGTTTACATCTAAAACAAGATCATGCTAACTCATTATCACTTAAGGGGTTATGATTACAACTACTATTTCATTCGCACCTATCACAAATAGGGCAAGAGCAGGTAAATGGGGCAAACATATTATGTGTCCTAATTGTAAATCAATCAATAAAGTTTATCACTTTAGTTGGTCAGGATTACAATGCTCTCAATGTAAAGAATTAATTGACAAACCTCTATGGAGTATAGAACAATGACCAGACAATCATTCAAACCAACTGTTAGCGAAAATCTAAATGTTGATCACAAAGTAACACTAACTGAAGGTGAAATTAGTACTATATTGTATTACCTTGATCAAGTTGCCGATGATATTGGAGAGTCCTATATTGCATCTCTTGAGGTACAATCAATATACAGTAAGTTAGAAACAGTTGTTGATACTTACTATGATAAATTAGAGAGGGCAAGAAGTCAACAACCAAATGCAGAATGGGAGGACTAATTAACAATGAAATGGGATGTTAAATTATACGTAGGCGGTCAAGTCTTCGTAGAAAGTGTTAGAGCAGTCAACTATTCTGACGCAAAAGAAACAGCAATGGCACGTAATCCGAAAGCAAAGTTTATATCAGCAAACCCAATTCCATGAGAAATGTATATAATGGGGGGACGGGTAAAGTGTCCTATTAATGAAGGCACGAGTCCTTCACAAGTTTTTTAATTTTGAATCTATGACCGAATTTTTATATACAGTCGAAACTCCAAAGAATTTCGAGGATGGAAACATCCAAACCTCTAGTCTTGACAAGGCAAATGACCTATGTTTTGACTTACATCTAGACTATGATTATTCATGCGTTAGATGTAACATAACAGGCGAAATCGTTGCCGAATATGGCGAAGTTTTCCCATTAGTTGCGGAGGGTTATGTATAATGAGTTGCCTACAAAATGAAATGATTCTTGAAGATCTATTTGAAGAGATTCTATCTGAACTATACATCACTCACAAAGATGATGTCATTAGTAGAAAAGAACTCGAAGAGATTGCTGCTACTAAAGCACAAGAACGCTTCGAAGATATGTGCCACTAATTAACACATATCTTTTTTATTATTCTTTCTTGATTAACAATGAACACTAACGAATTACAATCTTTTCATGCTAAACTAGCAACTGAAGATAGAAACCAAACTCAAGGATTGTCTTCCTTAATTAATATACAGGAGGATGAAAAGCAAAGGCAATATTGTTATAAACCTTATCGTACTTTACACAATTACTAACACTTATGCAAGATTATTCTGGTCCTGAATATAAAGATCTCTACAAAGAAATCCTTATTGATTCACAATGGACTTACGGAAAGTTCTGTGTTATTCCTTATCCAATCTATCAATCTTCTGAACAAAATGAAAAACAATCTTCTTAATTCTTTACAGAAAGATATATCTTACTGCATTGATTACCTTGATCTAGATGATAGTCAAATCGGAGAAATGCTTCGTGCTTGTGAACAATTAGGGAACATCTCTGTTGAATACTTTTGCGAGGAATTTATCTTTGAAGTTGATAATTTAGATGCTCTAGATCGTTACCATGATGATAACTATCTAAAAATTGATTGGAAGTTATAAAGGGGGGACGGGTAAAGTGTCCTATTAATGTAAGCACATTACAAAAGCATTTATGAGAAAACTTGAAAGACAAATGAACTTCGCTATTTCAAACAAGGGTAACTGGGCAGGATCCAATACCACTGTTACATATAACGAAAGTACAAATTGTTCACAAGTTCTTCTACATGGTCACAACATTGCATCCTATGATCATAATACTTCAGGATTGAAATTGTCCTCTTGTGGTTATGAAACAGTGACGACAAAAAGCAGACTAAATGCTATTTTGTTTGAACTAAAAACAGGTTGTAAAGTATTCCAAAAACAGTGGGAGTGGTTCATTGGTAACAATCAAGAGACCAAATCCTTTGTTGATGGTATGATTTTGTTAGATGAATATGCCCTAGAGATAGTATAACTTACTATCTCTTTTTTCTGTCCTTTATTATCACATTACTAAAGCAAATGCGAATCTTAACTATCAACGAATACAGTGAAGTCTGTAAGAGTTATGAACAATTTGGTTCTAAACTATTTGATGAAATGTTTTTAGGTTATGATGACAATTCTGTCTCATATCTTTATAACGAAGATTATTACCAATGTAATACAAAGGGGGACGCATAAAGCGTTCTATTAATGTACACCACTATTCAAAACTTTCAAATGGAAATTACATCCAAAGACGGAAATATGGTTGTTGATTTCTATCCTGTTAAGAATTGGGATGGTAAATTAATTAGCAATCGTATGCTCAAAGTATTATCTTTTCGAGGTGATATGCAAAAGAAAATGATAATAACTCGTAATGAGTTTTATTATCAAGTAAGAGAGTATATTAAGGATTATAAGTATTCAGTTACTTCTGAATATATGCCAGCACAATTTATTAATCAGGAGGTGTAATCTAATGAGTAATATACAAGAATTCGTTGATTATGTGTGGTCATTCTATAACCCACAATCTGATCTTTATCCTATTAAAGGTTTAACGAAAAAAGATATATTAGATGCCAGTTGGTTATATTTACAGATGTGCTGTTATCCATCTATGCCCGAATATTCGTGGGGTGATGGTGATAGTTTAGATCGTGAACATGTAAGAGATATATTATTACAAAGTCCACAATTTACATTCGGAGGTTAACAATGAAAACGACTCAATTACAAACCAAACTTAACTTTTTATCTGACGTATTAGAAGACTTTTGTATTAAGAATGGAATTGAATTTATGTCTGCTGATGATATATTATATTCAGACATTCCATTAACAACTTACCAGAAAGATTGGTTAAGATTGTATATTAATACGTGGGACATTATCGAACAAAACTATTAACCAAGAGGACACAATCATGGCACTAATTAACAGAAACCCAAATGCAACTAATAGTGAATTAGATGCAAAACAGATAGTAACAAATAAGGAGTTAAATCCTAGTCAAAGAAGTAAACTAATTGAACAGTATGTAGAGTTAGTTGTTGATAATATGGACGTTAAATCTATGATGCAATTTATCACTGAAGAGTTAGAAATTAGGTATCGAAATGATTATACAGATGTTGAATTAAGAGAGGAAATTAATAACTTTGATGAGGAATTATATGATGAGTTAGTTGATAACGTAACCAGTGATTAAGAAGGTATTATTAACAGTTAGAGAAGGTAATATGTAAGGGGTAAGTATTAACCAATTTCATAGAGTTTTCCACAGTTATTGATACTATCTGTGGAAAACTATTGTATTATGATGTTAAATAGCGTTTTAAATGGTCTTATAAATATACATCTTCGTTGTAAAGGTTTTCCACAATGTTGTTAATAACTGGATGTAATATGTGGAATAAGTGTGTATAAAGGGGTGTATATTGTGGAATAATTGTTGATAAGTAGTGGTGATAATAGTGTGATTAAATGTGTAGAATTCTAGTGATTTTAGCGAGCGTAGTATAACACGAACTTGCGTAATATGTCAAGGGTTTTTTTACATTTTTCTGACAGGTTTTCCACACAAAGTTATAACAATTCTGACACACAGTAGTTGACAACAATCCCGTGTAATATTATAATAGAGTATCAACAATCATCCCCTAATCTCATGACAGTTACTAACAACAACTGGACGAAGAGTAAGTATAGAATAACACTGGAAATTGATGCGTTCGATGACTTTAACCCCAGACAGATTGCGTGGGATAAAGTGTTACAAATGGGAGACAATGAGCAGGTACAAAGTTACATCGAAGACCTATCGAATCCCGTGAGTTGGTAACAGTAAGGGGGGACGAATAAAGTGTCCTATTAATGTAAGCGAGGACAGCAAATTGCGTGTTCTTCGTTGTTACTTTATGTTGTTTAATTTCACACACAAAATGTCAAACAGTACAGAACAGTTTGTATCACCTAACTTCGCAGAGTTTCTGTTAGATAGTGTTAACAATGGTGATGAAATCCTTGCGGTTCTAGATGATCTTTATGAGGTGCAATCTACCCCGCTTTAATGTTAATAACTGTTAGGGGCAGTTGTTGACACATTGCCCCTACACATGTTATAATTAATATTATACTTAAGGCACGAACAGTTAGTAACAACAATACACTGTAATATGGCAGTGGTTTATAATAGCGTGGCGACAGTGTTTGCGGGCGTTCGTTGTTATTTTATGGCGGGCGTTGCGTATATTAAAAAAAGGAACCTTTGTGACCTCCAGAGGTGGCAAATCGAGCGATAGATATCGTTTTATGAAAAAAATTCCCCAGGAAAAAATCTACCCCACAAGGTTCGATGGTTATTACGTCGGCAAGGATGGTAGCGTATGGACGCACTGGACACACGGAGGATATACAGGACCTATTCGAAGGATGACACAAAACCCCAGAGGTGGAGTGGATCCAGAGGATAGGTATCTTGCTGTCAATATATCGCTACGGGACCCACAGGGAAAATCACTCAAGCAGATCAAATATTATTCTCACAGGTTGGTTGCAGAGACACTTGTAGAGAATGTAGAGGGACTCCCAGAAATTAATCATAAGGATGAGAATAAGAAAAATAATTCCGTGAGTAATTTAGAGTGGACGGACAGAAAAACAAATATGGATCATTCAAGAAATGAGAATGGTATATTAACAGGATCTCACAAATCACATGATATAGTATTTGAAGAGTACATCCCAGTGATTGATCACATTCCAGAGAACTGGGTGGCATACTATAAACCAGAGAAGGTAATAGCAAAGCGACCTCCGAAGTTTAAGGTAGTTGATCTGTATACTGATGAAGAGCACTATGTAAGGTCTATGACAACATGGGTGAATGTGAATTGGGAATACATCTCAAAGAGGTGTAGAACAAAGAGTTCAAAGAATTTCTATACAGGTTTGATGGTGGCAAAATCAAAGAACAAACCGTTGAATGGTTTTCTAGTAACTAATATATAAAAATAAACATGGCAAGTACTTATCACATATACTTAAAGGATAGATGTCTCTTCAAGGATCTTGATGAGGGGGAGTTTGAAGTTATATGGGGAAGGTTATACAGATCTTATTGGGACGATATTACATATTCAGAGGTTACGGATATCCCTACAGAAAAATACATCGAAGATTCATATTGACAGATACATAGAATTACTTTATAATAAGAGGGTAATTACAAAACGCTATGGCAAAAGGATTTACTGTTAAAGCAAACCCTCCTTCAAAGAAAAAAGCAAAGGAAGATTGGGATATTGCTGCTGTTAAAGAGAGGATGAAAGGCAAGTCAATTGTCTTCTGTTTACCTGGTAGAGGTTGTTCATATATTTTCTTAAAGAACTTTGTACAGTTGTGCTTTGATATTGTACAGAATGGAATGAGTATTCAGATATCACAAGATTACTCATCAATGGTTAACTTCGCAAGATGTAAGTGTCTTGGTGCTAATGTACTACGTGGACCATCACAGAAACCTTGGGATGGTAAGCTAGAGTATGACTATCAACTATGGATTGACTCGGATATTGTCTTCGACACTAACAAGTTCTGGCAGTTGTGCGATCTTGCATTACCAGCAGAGGGTGAGGAGAAAGAAATCACCGCAGGTTGGTATGCTACTGAAGACGGCACGACTACATCTGTCGCCCACTGGTTAGAGGAAGAGGACTTCCGTAAGAATGGTGGAGTAATGAACCACGAAACCGTTGAGACAATCAGTAAGCGTCGTCAACCATTCACCGTGGACTACACAGGTTTCGGATGGGTGCTCGTTAAGAAGGGTGTCTTTGAAGAACTCCCATATCCTTGGTTTGCTCCGAAGATGCAAGAGTTTGAATCAGGAAAAGTTCAGGATATGTGTGGAGAGGACGTTAGTTTCTGTTTAGATGCAATTGAAAAGGGATATGATATCTGGTGCGATCCTCGGATTAGAGTGGGTCACGAAAAAACTCGTGTTCTTTGAGTTATGGAGAAGCAACTCCACGAATGGGTAGAGAAACATCTACCCTCAAAGACAAATGAGGACTTATGGGACCTCCAAGCAGCGATTCTCACCGAATTGTCTCGTAGGGATGATGTCAAATATCAGGTCCGTGCCTCGAAAGAGTCATTAGATGAGAAATTTAGAGAACTAGGGGTGATTTGATCCCGACCCATCTCGTAAAAAACAAAAAAACCAATATTAAGTGTCTAAATAGCATTAAAACGTGCCTTTAGACACTTTTTTTATCAAAAAAACCAAATGGAGGTCTAAATGTCGCCAAAAATGTTAAGAGAAATTGCTGAAGATGACCTAACACCCAAGAAAAGCGATAAAATGGAGAATTCTAACGACTTTTACCAACGCTTAAATGATCCAGATGACGGTTTTGACTATGATATTGAAAGTTATGAGGTAATTTCAGAATATCGTTAGATTATGATGATAAATAATAAATAATTGCTGTATTTCAGTGCCATTAGAAAGGGTTAGTCAAGGTTTTAAGGACATAAGTATGACGTTTCAGGCAAATCCCCTGAATCAGGACCTTATTGTGCTTAAAAACGATAATGCTATTGCCCGATCAGTTAGGAATATCGTATTTACTGTTCCTGGTGAGAAGTTTTTTCAGGAAAACTTTGGATCTAGGATATCAGAGTCTCTTTTTGAAAATATAGATGAGGTATCTGCTCTTGAAATTAAGGATGAAATAACTGAATCTATTAATAGATTTGAACCAAGAGTAAAATTGATTAGCGTTGATGCAATTCCCGATTATGCGGGTAATGCATTTAACGTTCTTATTGTTTATGAGATAATTGGAATAGACACTCCAGCACAACAATTAGAATTCGTTTTACAATCAACCAGGTAAAATGCCGTTAGTTAACTTTTCTAACCTGGACTTTGATCAGGTTAAGACAACTCTTAAGGATTATTTAAAATCCAACTCGAATTTCACGGACTATGACTTCGAGGGATCGAACTTATCAACAATTATTGATGTTTTAGCATATAATACTTACATCACTTCATATAATGCCAACATGGTAGCTAATGAAGTGTTCATTGATAGTGCAACATTGAGAGAAAATGTAGTTGCATTAGCAAGAAACATAGGATATACACCAAAATCAAGAAAAGCAGCAAGAGCAACTGTTAGTTTTTTCGTAGATACGACTGATGTTACACCAAAACCTGTTACATTAACTCTTAAGAAGGGTCCTATAGCATCATCAAAGGGTAATTTTGGTGGTCAATCATTTGTTTTTTCAATTTTAGAAGATATTACAGTTCCTGTTGTTGATGATCTTGCATCATTTAACGATATTATCATATATGAAGGTAGTCTCTTACAGTCAAATTACACATATTCTGCAAGAAACCCCAATCAGAAGTTTATTTTACCAAATACTGGGGTAGATACTGAATTAATTGGTGTAGGAATTAGGTCAAATGAGTTTAGCACTGCTTCAACCAAGTATAGTATGCACGATAATCTCTTTGATATTGGTTCATCATCAAGAGTTTACTATATTCAAGAAATAAATGATGAAAGATATGAGATATTTTTCGGTGATGGTATATTTGGAGCATCTCTTGAAGATCGAAATTACATTACTGTTGAATATATTGCAACAAATGGAGCAGATGGTAATGGAATTTCCAACTTCTCCTTTGCTGGTAAGTTAAGTCATACCCATAATGCAGTTGAATATCCAATAACTTCTGGAATTTCACTATTATCTACTGGATTACAATCATCTGGTGGTGAAGTTATTGAAAGTGTAGAGTCTGTAAGGAAGTTTGCACCCAAGATATATGCTACTCAAAATAGAGCAGTAACAGCAAATGACTATGAATCACTAGTTCCAACAAAAATTTACCCAGAAACGGAGTCAATTTCTGTATTTGGTGGTGAAGAGTTAGTTCCTCCACAATATGGAAAGGTTTTTATTAGTATTAAACCAAGATTTGGTGACTTTTTACCAAATTTAGTCAAACAGAATATAAAATCCAAACTTAAAAAGTTTAGTGTAGCAGGTATTGTACCAGAAATCTTGGATTTGAAGTACTTATATCTAGAAATTGATTCTAAAATATACTATAATACTAATCTAGCACCTAGTGGAACCTTTGTTGAGGGCAATGTCCAGTCAAATACAACCAAATATGCAGATTCTTCTGAATTGAATAAGTATGGTGCAAGGTTTAAGTATAGTAAATTCTTGAAAATCATTGATGAAAGCAATGAAGCAATTACGTCGAACATCACAACTCTTCAAATTAGAAGAGATTTAAGAGTTGCATTGAATGCATTCGCAGAATATTCTATCGGTTTTGGTAATGAATTTTATATTAAGAGTATGAGTGGATACAATATCAAATCCTCTGCCTTTAGAGTTCAAGGAATTTCAACTGATGTCTATATTTCAGATATACCCAACAATGATAGAGAGAATGGGGAGTTATTCTTGTT